CGATGGATTACTACCTTGGCAAGCCGCTTGGCAACGAGGAAGAGGGTCGGTCAAGCGTCATCAGCTCGGACGTGTGGGACGTGGTGGAGGGCTTGGCCCCGCTGGTGCTCAAGCCGTTCGTGTCGTCTGACGACGTGGTGCGCTTCAATGCCCAAGGCCCCGAAGACGAGGACGCAGCGAGCCAAGAGACCGATTACATCAACTACGTCGTCACGCAGAAGAATGACGTGTTCGAACAGTTGGTGGCCTGGGTCAAGATGGGCTTGCTCCAGAAAAACGGCGTTGTCAAATACTGGTGGGAAGAGTCTCGCCGGGTGCAAATCGAGAGCTATGACGACATCAGCGATGACGTGTATTCGCTGCTGATCCAAGACCCATCGGTAACGGTGCTGGAGCACACAGAGCATCCAGGTGAGGCGGTGCTTGGGTCCGATGGCCAGCCAATGCAGGGCGAGCCCACCCATGACGTTAAGGTGCGGATTCTGAACAAGGAAGGCTGCGCCAAGTACGCAGTGATCCCGCCTGAAGAATTGCGCATCAGCGTTGACACGCGCAGCCCAAATCCGAAGAGCGCGCCATTCATCCAGCACATCACGCGCAAGACCATCAGCGCGTTGCGCGAGATGGGCTACGAGGTGGATGACGACATCAGTGATGCTGGCTCAAACAGCAACACCGACTCGGAGCCGCAAGCGGTTTCTCGCCAGCGAAATGGCGAGATGCGCACGGACTTCGACGGTGGCGGCGATCCGTCGCAGCGCGAGGTCTGGTATCGGGAGTCGTATGCCTTTGTGGACTTTGACGGTGACGGCATGGCCGAAGCCCGCAAGGTCTGCATGGTGGGCGACACCATCTTGAACAACGAAGAGATCGAAGAGTGGCCGTTTGCAGGCTGGACGCCATACCAGCAGCTTTTCCAGTTCGATGGCCGGTGCCCTGCTGACGAAACGATAGAGATTCAAGAAGTCAAGTCCACGCTCTGGCGCCAAAGCCTGGACAACATCTACACCATCAACAACAACCGCACGTATGTCAGCGACAAGGTGAACCTTGACGACATGCTGGACAACCAGATTGCGGGCATTGTCCGCGTGTCCGGTGATGTGGTCGGCAACCACGCGATGTCGATGCCGATCACCCCCATTGGTGGCGTGATCCAGCCAATGATCGAGTACATGGACAGCGCCAAAGAGAACCGCACGGGGTTCACGCGCTACAACCAAGGCACAGACGCCAACAGCCTGAACAAGACGGCCACTGGCGCGCGGATCATTGCCGAGGCCGGTAACGAGCGCGTTGGATTGGTGTCCCGCTCATTCGCCGAGCAGGGATTGAAGCCGCTGATGCTGGGTATTCATGGCCTGTGCCGCCGTCATGCAACCAAGGCCGAAACCATTCGCCTGCGCGGCAAGTGGGTGACGATTGACCCGCGCTCATGGGTGAACCGCTATGACATGACCGTTAGCGTTGGCCTGGGCACGTCTGACAAGCAGATGCAGCTCCAAGGCCATCAAATGCTCATGGCCGAGCAGAAGCAACTGGCGCAAGTGCCTGGCCTGGTGAAGCCTGAGAACTTCTTCAACGCTGCAGCAAAGATGAGCGAGATCCTGGGCGAGAAAGACCCCGGCAAGTATTTCAGCGACCCGGCCAAGCAGGAGCCGCAACAGCCGCCAGATCCAACGCAAGACCCGTCTTTCCAGCTTGAGGCCAAGAAGGTCTCGCAGAAGGATGACGAGATTGCGCTGAAGGCCCGAGAAGTTGACATCAAGGACCGCGACTCGATGGTGAATGCCGACGCCAAGGAGGCTGAACTCTCGCTCAAGGCAGAGGCTCAGGGCCACGACATGCAATTGCAGATCATGCAGGCCTTGGCCGACTTGCAGCAGCGCTCGCACGACATGGGATTGGCTCTTCAGCAGATGCAAATGCAGGCTCAGGCTCAAGACCACGGGCAGCAGATGGCCGAGCACGGCGCCATGCTGAACGAACAAGGCCAAGCGCAAGAAATGGCCGAGCAGCCGGAGGTGCCAGATGGACAAGTTTGAGTTGGCTGCCGTCCGCGCCGAAGAGGCCGACCGAATTCTGAATAGTGGTGTCTTCACTGCCGCATTCGATGACGTGAAGGCCGCGCTTTTCAAGACCTGGGCCGAGCTGCCTACATCAGACACCGAGAACGCCCGCGACCTGCACCGCAGGCTGAAGTGTCTGGATCAGGTGCGCCGAGCACTTGAAGAACACATCCGCACCGGAAAGTTGGTGCAAAAGGAAATCGAGGGTCGCGCTAAGCGGCCCTTGTCGTTTCAGAGCGTGCGTAACGCTTTCACCAAACCCTAAATACACATGACGCAAGAAGTCGAGACGCAAACCCAGCCAGAAGAAGCCACCGAGCCGACCTTTGAAGCTGGAAGCGAAGACGATGCGGTTAATGCGCTGAGTAAGCGCGATGCCGAGGCCAATCAAGACCCGGAAACGCCGGAAGACGAGCCCGAAAGCGAGGCCGACGAGGAACCCAGCGATGGGGAACCCGAGGAAGCCGAGACAGAGGACGAACTCGCCGAGGTGGAGTACGAAGGCAAGACCTACAAAGTCCCGCCTGAGCTTGAAAAGGCCGTCCTTCGCCAGGCTGACTATTCACGAAAAATGAATGAAGTCAGCGCGAAGGAAAAGGACTACACCCAGCGCCTGGAGCAGATCGAAACCCTTGACAAGACCGTTGATCAGCGCGTCGAAGTCATGGCCGAGATCAAGTCTCTGGACGAGCGGATCAAAGCCTATGAGGGCATCGATTGGGCTAAGGCGAAAGTCGAAACCCCAGGCGAGGCCGCAATGGCTGCTGTCGAGTTGATGGAGCTGAAACAGGCCCGCCAACACGCAGACGACAAGGCCAAGAGCATCGAAAGCGAGTTCTCGCAAGGCCGCTTCAAGCTGCTGAACGAGAAGCGCGCCGACATGGTCAAGGTGCTTGCCAAAGAACTGCCGGGCTGGGGTGAAGAGCTGGGGACAAAGATCACCCAGCACGCGATTTCTAAGGGCTGGACAGCCGAGGAATTGCAGACCCTCACGAACCCCCGCGTCGTGATGGCCCTTGAAGCTGAACGCAAGTACGAGTTGGCGCAAAAGGGCAAGGCCGAGCTGAAAGCCAAGGTCAAAGACGTTCCGCAAGTCGTGAAGCCAGGGGCTAAACGCCCCGTTGCCCCGCAGTCGAAAACTGCAATGGACCGCTTCAAACACACCAAATCCGACGAAGACGCGATTGCAGCGTTGGAGTCACGAGTTAAGAGGTAATCGCCATGGCTGTGCCATCAAACACCCTGCAGACCTACCAATCCAGCAACAACGCTGAAGACGTGTCTGACATCATCAACAACGTGTCGCCTTTCGATACGCCTTTCACCACGATGGCCAAGAAGACGACCGCCGAGGCCACTTACACCGAGTGGTTGGTTGAAGCGCTCGAAGCCATCGACACGGCCAACGCCAACATCGAAGGTGATGACGCCACCACCGACGCCAGCACCACGCCCACCCGCGTTGGCAACTACACGCAGTTGCTGGACAAAACCTGGCAGATCAGCACGACCCAGCAGGCCATCAAGAAGTATGGCGTGTCTGATGAATGGTCGCGCCAAACCGTGAAAAAGGGCAAGGCGCTGAAGTCTGACTTTGAGGCCATCATGATTGGCACGAACCAGGCTCGCGTGGTTGGCGCTGCTGGCACGGCGCAGAAAATGCGCTCTCTGCCCGCCTGGCTGACAACCAACGTGTCGCGCGGCGCAGGTGGCGCCAACGGCTCGGCCACCACCGCAGCCACTGACGGCACGCAACGCAACTTCACCGAAGCTCTGTTCAAGGGTGTTGTTGTGGCCTGCGCGACCAACGCCAACGAAATGCCTTCGGTGGTCATGGCTGGCATCGTCGGCCGCGCCAACTTGTCGTCGCAGTTGAGCGGCAATACCACGCGCTTCAACGACATGAAGGATTCCGAGCTGAACGCGACCATCACGGTCTACCGTTCGGACTACGGCAACCTGAAGTTGGTTCCGAATCGCCGGATGCGTGAGCGTGACATGTTCTTCATCAACCCCAGCTATGTTGCTGTTCGCACCTTGGAGCCTTACCAGCGCCAAGAGCTGGCAAAGACCGGCTTGTCACGTCGTGGGCAAATCTGGATGAATGCCACGCTGGAAGTTTCCAACGAAGCCGCACACGGCGTGCTGGCTGACCTCAACACCGCGATCCTGTGATTGTGGTGATGGCGAATCAAGAGGGCCCTTCGGGGCCCTTTTTTATTGGGGCTTGAATGGCTGAGCGCACTTACTTGGGCGGGCTGACGAACACCGTCCTCCATCAAGAAACTGACGGCACGCTGATTGTCGAAGAGCGCCAGGACGTTGAATCGATCCTTGATGCCAACGCCAGAAAGCGAAACGAGCGCTTCAGTAGCTCATCGCCAGAGGGCTTCGTTCAAGAGTCCTACGACATCCCCATGGTCCTGTTTGTCCGCTGGAAGAACGAGTGCGGCCACGAGATTTTCACGCCAGAGTTTGAGGAGTACATGAACCGGCAACTGAAACTGCCAGAGTTCAAGTATTTGGTTTCGGCGCCTTGTTTGCGCGACCCCCACATCATCGTTAGGGGCGCTCGATGATTACGACATGGAGCCAGTTCTTGGGCCGGTTGTCGGCGCTGATTGCTGGCGATGACACGAGCACCACCAGCGTGCCTGTGTCCACCCTGGAGGCTGTTATCTCCATTGGCGAGGACAGGCTCTACCGTGAGTTGCGCTCTCGCTTCAACGAGAAGTCCTTCACTGCGGTCACTGTGACCAGCAATGCGGCGACGATCCCCGCCGACTTCGAGGCCTCCAGCATCGTGCATTTTGGTGGCCAGCCGCTTGAGCCTGTTTCTGAGGAATTCTTGCGCGAGTACCTAGACGGCAACCCAACAGGCGATGCCCGGTATTTCGCAGCCGCCGGCCCTTCATTCATCTTTGGCCCATCAGTGGCCGATGCGACAGCGGTGCAGGGCAGGTACTTCTATCGCTTGCCAGCGCTGAGTGCCGCCACGCTGCCAACGAACACGTTGTTCGCTGCGGCCAACGACCTGTTCATCTATGCCGCCTTGTGCGAGTCGGCGCCGTTCTTCGAGCAAGACGCACGCATCCCTTTGTGGAATGCGAAGTACGAGTCCATTCGAGACTCATTGAACCGGGGCAGCCACCGCGCGGCCTATTCCGCTGGGCGCATGCGCGTTCGGCCGTCCGTCTCCGTGCTGCGGTAAGCAGCAAATCGCCACACCAGGCCGCCCACCGAGGCGGCTTTTTCATTTGAGGTTTACCCATGACAACCGTAGCAGCCGGCGCAACCGGGACATTCACGTTCACTTCCCCGTCAACCGTTGCATTGACGGTAACCCCAGGGTTTCGCGCCACGGCCTCGGTCGTCAGCTCTGCTGGCAGCCGCCTTTTCAGCGACTCAATCGGATCAACCCGTTCCATCGGCCCATTCCCGACCGGCGCCGTGCTCACCATTGAGGCTGGCGGGCAAGCGGTGGATTACGTGGTGGACAGATTCAGCCAGGCGGTGCATGCGCCAAACGCTGAAAGCCCATATTCACCAACCCATGACGCGGCATCCTTGGCCGCGCTGGCCAACAGCGGGGTGACTCCAGGCCGCTTTACGAATATCTCGCGAGCGGTGGACAAAGCCCAGTTCAGCGCTGGCGGCGCGCTGACAAATCGCACTTATCACACCATCAAGAAGTCATCTTGCGGCAAGTTTTACTGGGTTCGGATGATCTTGCGCAACGCGGAGACATCGACCGTTACCGTGGACGGTGCGGCGCTCGCTGTGACCAATACCGCGCTGAATGGCGCACAGCGAATCACCCCAAGTGTTGGCGGCACCCTGACGGGTGACAGCTCCACCGGCTGGGTGCAATGCACGTTTGAGGGCGCCACTACGGTGGTTATGCCCGCTCGTGTTTCCGCGACCCGCGCCTCAAAGACCTATTCCGACTGGATGCGCGTGACCTCAATCGACCCGGTTGACGGATCAACCATGCCTTACATCATGGGCCGGGTATACATCTCCGGGAGTCTCTACACCTACAACGCCACGAACGCCGGCCAGGTGGACATCCCTGCGGCGAACATCTTCCAGTGGAACGCAGTTCAGAACATCGTGGGCGGCGGCGTTGCCGATCCAACGCTGTTCACAAGCACCACGTTTGATGGCAACAGCACGGTGTTTGGCTTTGAGTTCAAGGGCAACAAGCGCTCGACATCCCTGCTGTTCAGCGGCGACTCGATCACCCAAGGCCAGGCTGACTCAAACATCCAGGCGGCAAGCTGGGTTGCCTACGGCACGCAAGCGCTGCGTGCAGCCGGTAAGCAAGTGTCCTCAGTCAATGCCGGGTGGGCTGGGCAGACCAGCGCGCTTTACTCGGCCATCGGCAAGGATGAGTTGGCATCGGTGCTGCCTGACTACTTCTTCTATTCGGTCTACACGCCGAATGACGGAACGCTGACCCAAGCCATTGCCGATACGCAATACGCCACGGCCATGGACATGGCTGAAACGGCCTTGAGCTTGGGTGTTATCCCAGTGCTGACATTCATTGCGCCAAATGACGCGCTTGATGCGACGGCTGACGGCTTCCGCAAGGCTTTGATCACTCAGTGCAAGGCCAGCGGCTTCATGGTGTGCGACCTGACCCCATCGCTTGGAGATGGCGCAACTCCCGAGCGGTTCAAGGCCGGCATGAAGTTCGACAACTTCCACCCGTCCGCAGGTGCTTCCGGTGGCTACGCAACTGCTGGTGCGTACTTTGCGCAATGGGCGCTGGCGAATCTGGCGTTCACCTCGTGAATCGCCTGCCGGCAAGCAATCGGCTGGGGGCCGTCTAAGTGTCAGCCTTCCTCGGCCCCAGCTACAACCGGCGCAGCCGCGCTGCTTCGGTTCAGCGAGCAGTCAATCTTATCCCTGCGCCGATTGAGGTGGGGAACGAGCGCGCCCGGGCGTCCTTCAAAGATCTGCCTGGGCTGCGCTTGCTGGCCACCGCTCCAAACGGCGCGGCCATTCGTGGCGGCATCAACACCAACGGCCGCAAGCTGGTGGTGGCTGGCAACAAGCTGTACGAGGTGTCCGGCGCTTGGGCATTCACTGAGCGCGGCACGCTGGGCACATCGACCGGTTGGGTGGACTTCGCCGCCAACATGACGCAGGTGTTTTGCACCGATGGCAGTGCTTTGTACTGCCTGACGCGCGACACCAATGCCTTCCAGTCGGTGCCGGATTACCCGGGCGGCAAGCGCATCGCCGTGCTGAACGAGTACCTGCTGTTCGTCCATGCCAATTCGGGCCGCTACGGCTGGTCTGCGGTGGGTGATGGCGCGTCTTTGGATGCGCTGGACTTTGCAACCGCTGAATCAAGCCCTGACAACCTCGAAGCGGTGATCATCACCAACGGCCAGGTGCTTTTGCCTGGGCTGGATAGTTCGGAAATCTGGACCAACGTGGGCGGGGATGAGACTTTCGCCCGCAACGGTTCGGCGGTGATCGAAGCCGGCACGACTGCACCGTATTCTGTGCAGAACCTTGACAACTCAGTGTTCTGGGTGGGGTCGAGCGAGCAGACAGGGCAGGGCATCGTGTTTCGCCTCAATGGCTACACGCCGGTTCGGGTGTCCACCAATTGGGTGGAGGAAAAGCTGGCTGGCATCGACCTGTCAGGCGCCTACGCCTTCACCTACCAGCAAGAGGGCTCAGCCTTCTACGTGCTGCAAGTGCCTGGGCTGGATACGACGCTGGTTTATGACGTGCTTTCGAGCTTGTGGCATGAGCGCGCTGAGCTGGTTGATGGCGAATACACGCTGCATCGTGGCGACGTTCATCTGTTCTTCAACAACACCCACGTCCTGGGCGATGCGGCCGGCAAGCTGTACGCCCTCGATCCACTGGTAAGCGAAAACGCGGGCGATGTGCTGTGCCGGGATCGCATCCCACCCGTCATTGGCTCAGTCGATCAACGCCTGTTGCGACACGCTGAGATTGAGGTGATTTGCGACAAGGGCACAGGCGGCGTGATGCTGCTGCGCTGGTCCGACGACAACGGCGCCAACTGGGGCAACTGGCACGAGATCAGCCTGGGCGAGATCGGCAACTTCAGCGCCCGCGTGCGCAAGCTGGCCAACGGCATGAGCCGCAATCGCGTCTATCAGTTGCGCGTGACCGATGCGGTGCCGTGGAGCCCGGTCGATGTGAATGTGAGGCTTGCGTAATGGCTGACGACAAGCTGTTTCCATTCCAGGCGCGTGTGCCTGTGACGATGGATGGCGCCTTGCCGTCGGTCGATCTGCTGCAATTCCTGAACAAGTTGTTCAAGGTCGTTGGTGGCTACCAAGCCTCGGATGGCTACCAGTTGTCGCAGAACCTCCAAAGCCTGACCGATGCGGTGGGTCTGGGGGTGTTTGAGCGGCCTCAACCAAAGACGCAATCAGTGCGCCCCGGCGATTTCATCGACATCAGCCAGGACGTTGGCGGCTACACGGTCAGCCTCCGCGTTGGCGATGTCATCGGCGCATTGATTCCATTCCTGCCCCGCCAGAAACCAGCAGATCAGCGGCCCGTCAATGACGCGAGCCAGATCCTTTCAAACCGAGTCTTCAGGGCTTAACTCATGGCAACTTTCTCACGCGTGCTGCTGTCTGGCGGCACCAGCGGTGCGCCCATTCCTGTCGCGGCCACCGCCACGCCTGGCACGTTGCTGCACACGGCTGTCGCTGGCGCAACCTCGTTTGATGAGGTCTATCTGTGGGCCTCCAACGTGACGGCCTCCACTGCAACCCTGACCATTGAATGGGGTGGTGTTTCTGACCCGGCGAGCCACATCACCAAGGCGCTGGACATCCCGGCTAAGAGCGGGCCCACGCTGATCGTCGCTGGCGAGTCTATCAATGGCGGCCTCCTTGTGCGCGCCTTCTCCGGCACCGCCAGCGCTATCAACATCACCGGCCACGTCAACAGGATCACGGCTTAATGCAAAACTTCCTCAAGATCACCGATGGCATGGATGTCATGCCGCTTCTGTTGGCCATCCGTCGCCGGCCTGAGATGTGGAAAGAAGACACGTTTTTGCGTGACTACCCACAAGGCCCATTTGGCGAGATTGAGTCGGTGATGCTGCGGTTCCCGCCCAAGTCTGTCCACGCGACAGAGGAAGAACTGGCCAAGCACAACAGCACGTTTGACCAGCACGAGAACGTGGATCAGCCGGCCTACAAGCTGCTTCCCGAAGCCCGCCCGCTGGTCATGAACCTCATGCACTACGTTGGCGGCGAGCGCTTGGGCCGCGTGATGGTCAACAAGATCGCGCCAGGCGGAAAGATTTTCCCGCACGCCGACACGCCAGCGCATGCCGACTACTACAGCCGGTTCCATGTGGTTTTGGAAAGTCACCCCGGCGTGGTGTTCCGCTGCGGCGACGAGCAGGTTTACATGCCCACGGGCTCGATCTGGTGGTTCAACAACAAGCTTGAGCACGAGGTCATCAACAACAGCGCCGGGGATCGAATTCACATGATCGTGGACATCAGGACCAGCCGATGATTACCGCTCACCTTGAATCATTCACCGAGAGGCTGCCCGAGTTGCAGCCTCTTTTGCCTCTGCACT